AAGTCCTACGAGGACATGAAGAAAATGTACGATGGCATGATGTCCAAAGCTTCCGAAATGAAGGAAGAAATGGATGCCATGCAAAAGGAAATGCAAGGTAAAACTGACTCTGCCGAAGGGCGGGCCGATGCTCTTGCCGAAGAAGTGGAAAGCCTCAAGACTGATCTTGAAGCTGCTAAGCAAGTAAATGTTGACAGCCTTGTTGAAGAGCGCATTGCGCTAATTGACAAAGCTCGTACTTCGCTTGACTCCGCTTTTGATTTTGCGGGCCTTTCTACCCGTGAAATCATGGAAGCTTCTATTAAGGCTGTTCGTGGTGATGCTGATCTATCAGAGCGTTCTGATGATTATGTGACTGCCATGTTTGACACCCTGGCTGAATCTGCTCCTCGCAGCGATTCTGGCACTACGGAAGAACTGCGTAAAGCTGTTGCTTCCATTGCTTCCCCAATGTCTGCACCGTCGTCCTACATGGACCGCTTGCAGAATGCCTGGAAAACTCCCCTCTCTGTCTCCAAGGAGCGCTGACCCATGACTGTTACTTTTTCTGGGGCCAGTGGCGCTGCAGGCGGTGTGCAACAGACTTATAGCCTGGTTCACGCTGCTCTGCTTGAAGGCCAACTGTCCGATATTCGCGACAACACCATTGGCACCTATATCAACGAAACTGGAGCTGTACTGGCTTTTGGTAACGTTGTGGTGTACAACTCTGGTGGTACTACTGACAACTCTGCTCGCACTATTTCCGGCACCACTGGAATTGTGCAAGGCGTTAACGTTCTCACTTATGTGGACGAAACCGCCCTCGACGCGAACAGCCGCCCTGGCGTGAAAGCTCAGCAAGTGCTGAACGTTGCTAATGAAGGCGCCGTTGCTGTTTACGTTCATGGTTCCGTGACTCCCGCCACTGCTGTGCGCGTTATTCACACTGCCACTGGCGTTCAATACGCTGGTCAATTCCGTTCCGCTGCTCTTAGTGGCAAAACTGCTCTTCTGGCGAATGCTCGTTACCTCACTTCTGTTACCGGCTCCGGCTTGGCAGTTGTTGAGCTGAACGGTCCTTCGTTCACCCTCACCGCTGATTCCTGATAGGAGGCCCTCTAATGTCTGATTTTCGTATGGACGAAGCCGGCCTCTTTCTTGAGCGTCAGCTTGAATTTATCCGCCCCCAAGTGTTTGAAGTCGTTTATGCCGACATCAAATACCCCACCATTCTTCCTGTAACAAGCGAAGCTGGTCCTGGCGCACAAACCTTCACCTTCCGCATCATGGACTCCACTGGAGAGTTCAAGCTGATTGCGGATGCTGCTGATGATCTGCCCCGTGCCGACATCAGCCAAGTGGAAAAGAGCATCAACATTCGTTCCTTTGGCGGTAGCTTCGGTTACACCGTTCAGGAGCTGCGTGCTGCTCAAATGGCCAACATTGCTCTGGAGCAACGCCGCGCTCAAGCTGTGCGTCGTGCTTATGAAGAGAAAGTAGAAGATGTGGCCTTGTTTGGCGAATCTTCTGTGGGCCTGGCTGGTTTCTTCAACAACTCAACTGTTGATGTTATCACCGCCAACAAGTGGTTCACTGATAGTGGCACCACTGCTCAGGAAATGCTTGAGCTGCTTAACTATGGCGTGACCGGCATTATTAATGCCTCACAGATGAAAGAGCAGCCCGACACCATCTTGATGGCTTGGAATGACTACCGTGAAATCTCCACTCGTCGCAACTCCGACTCTTCGGACGTGACGGTGCTGGAATATTTCCTGCGCACCAATCCCTACATCAACAACATCGAGCCTATCAACCAGCTCGATAAGACCAAGAGCGGCCTGACCACCAACCGTATGGTTGTGTACAAGCGCGATCCGGGCAAAGTGCAACTGCACATCCCACAGCCCCTAGAGCTGTTCCCGCCTCAGCAACGTGGTCTTGAGTTCATCGTCCCTGCTCACGCTCGCGTGGGTGGCGTCGCTCTGTACTACCCCAAGAGCGCCATTTACGTTCAAGCTTCTGCTTGAGCCTAGTGAAGGGAGGGGCGTTAAGCTAATGAGCAGTTCTAAACGAACAACAAAATGTTAATTGCTTATCGCCCTGAGCTTGAAAATCCGCCCCGTGAAGGTGGGTTTGGCATCATTATGGAAAGGGGAATGATTCAACTCGCCCCTGGCCTCAATCAGGAAGTGCCTGATGATCAATGGAAAGAAGCTCGTGAAAACCGTATGGTGAAACGACTTATGGCCATTGGTGCCATTGAAGAAGTAAGAGAACAAATCACTGTGGAAAAAATCCCACAGAGCATTGAAACTCTTACCAACATTCCTTTGGTTGAGGCTCTCCGCACCATTGAACTTATTCACGACGATAATCAGCTTACTGATTGGAAGAAAGTGGAAGGCAGGGTGCGAGTACGTAATGCCATCAACAAACGACTGGACGCAATCAAACGAGGAGCTGCCTAATCATGGCTGTCACTAGTGTTGATTTTCTGAATAGGTTTCCTGAGTTTACGCCTCATCCATCGGGGATTGTAAATGGAGCTATTGAGAGTGCCAGTAATGACGTGGGGCCAGACATCTTTGGAGATCAAACGGATCGCGCCGTTCGTTTCCTTGCTGCCCATATCATTTCCATTCAACTTGCTCAAATGGGGGTTCAAATTGGAGCCACCGATGGGAAAGTATATGGGAAAGGTCTTGATGCCACTCTTTACGGACAAGAATTCAAGCGACTTTCGGAAACAGCATCTAACGGTGGATCTTTAATTGGCTTTGTGATTTGATGACTAACCCCGCACCACCACTTGCAAATGCCACTTTGGTTTTTGCCGTGACTAGCGGGTATGCCGTTGACTCAGCGACTGGCAATGATGTGCCTCTAACAATTAGCGGAGTGTACTATGCCACATTGAAGCAAAGCAGAGATCCACGTTACGAACAGCGCCTTGGAGCCAATGAAGCTGCCATTTACATGAAAGGCAGATTAGTGGGCCCCTTGGCCTTTTCGGGAGTGCCTCCTGGGGCCACGGCGCAAGCCACCATTGAAAGCCAGGAGGGGCGTTTTGAGCTGCTCCCTACAACTGAAATGGCTGTTCATTACAGACAATTTTTAGGCGCTCCCATCCATGGCTACTTCCGCGCCGTTGGTGCCGGAAGCGTTCTAAACACTTAATACGCTCCCCTCGCTTTTGTTTCAATGTCCTACATCCAGCATCCCACTCAGCTCATCAAGAGCCAAGACACCATCATCTATGTTGGCTCCGTTTCTGGAGCTGCACGTCCTCAGGTGTCTAGCGTCGGCGGCAACGTTGTTGCTTCTGGTGCTCCGACCATGTACTACTTGGCAGGCGTTACTGACGCTACTGTTTCCATCTCCGATAACGAGCAGGAATACTACCTGCTCGGTGGCGGTGGCTTTGCAGATAGCGTGATTGTCACCACTCGCGCTCAGGCTTCCATCACTTCCTACTTCCAGCGCGACCTGGATGGCACCACCATTCAAAGCACTGGTTTTGACGAAGCCATTGACGTTATCCTGCGCAGCCGCTACGACAAAAACTATGAAGTGTTTGTCCAAGTGTTTAAGGCAATTGGTGGTAGCTTCACTTATGACACCACGATGTTTGCCGCTTGCGTGATGAACTACAGCGAAGCTTATCCTGCTGATAATCTTGTGCAACTTTCGTTTGATCTGATGAGCCGTGGCCCCGTGGCTGCTGGTCAAATCACGATCAGCGGCGCTAGCAAGTTGCCCACTAGCGCTAACGTTTAATTCTTTCCCATCGCTCCTTCTGCCTCCCGAAAGGGGGGCTTTTTTATTTCGCTAAGATACAGGCATGAACATCTTGCAACTCAGGCAGATTATTACATCGCTGCTGAGCGAGTACATTGGCAGCTACATTCTTCCAGGCGGCACAAAAAAGCCAGCTTTATATGTTGCTGGTAAAAATCGTGCGCCGGGTGAATGGAAAGTAACCGGCTTAGAAATTGTCATTGAACAATATCCACGCATTAATCCACGTGCTGCCGTTGGCATGGTTTTACAACGCAAAGAATGGACAGTTGTTATGACCAATTACGATACGGCATCAGAGAGCCTTGTTGATGCTGCTCGTCAACTGTCACGGCGTTTTCCTGATGCTCGCATGTCTTTCATGCCAGAAACTGACGTGATGTACGGGCAGTATAGAATTGTCATTCCCGATGCCGAAATGGATACGGTTTTGTAATGAGCTTTAAAGTTTTAAAAAGTAATGAGGAGCACGTATGGTTATTCAATGCAAAGATAAGTGAAGATGTTATTAATGCCGGACTTGCCTGCTTTGCGCCCCATTGTCCCTCCGAGGTCAAGCTAAACATCAAAGATGTGCAGCGCACTGTAATAATCCCAAGTAGAGCAATGGGCAGCGCTGTGCCGTTGAGGATGTTGAACGCTAGACTTTCGTTGCTTCCATTGATTAGCGATGAGCAAATACTCTGATTTTTTCCTGCTTAGTTCTCCTGAATATACGGGGATTGGCGAAAAGCTGCGCCTGCGCAAATATGGAAGCTGGCTGGCGGAAGAAGCATGGCTGCGTGAAGAGCAAAACAAGAAACGTGCTCAGTTTACGCTAAAAACCATTCAACTGGCTAGGCACATTGCAAAGTCAAAAGACATTTCCGAAGAGGAAGCCTTTCAACTTTTACAAGGAGACACGCCTGAGCGAGCAGAAGTGTTGAGCGAGTTTTCAGAGGAAACTTCTCGACTTATGAGCCTTGTTCCATCAGGGCGTGAACAATTTGAAGATCTAGTTACAATGTTTTTCCGTAATCGCGGAGAAGTGTTTGACGGAAAGAAGTGGCGTTCTACTGACGAATGGGAAAAAGATGACACCAATAAGTTGCCACAGGATTTATTGCAAGAAGTAGAAAGCTTTATGGCAAAAGAAGATGCTGCACTGCAGGGGGACGATGAGGGGGAAGAAGAAGCCCCAAAATAGCATTCCTGGAGCGGTTAGAACAAAGTT